TTCAGATATTATTTGTTCAGAATTTTTAATTTGTATTAAATCTGAATCATTTATTGTTTTTGTTAATTGGAATTCCATAAATGATTTTAATAATGGATTCTTTTTTTTCATTAAATTTATGAATTCATCTGAATCGATTATTAAATTTTGAAAATATTTTATAAATGATTTAAGTGATGGGTCATTTTTGAAATGTTTATATAAATTTGGTCTTTGTTTTAATAATCTTATTATATCTATTATTTGTAATTTTTTAAACTGAAAAGATTCAATACATATCATTTGATTTAATATAGAATGTGGTATTAAATAATGACATGAGATAGCTTTTTTAATTTTTATAATAGAAATCCCATTAGAATTAAAAATAGATGGTATAAATATTATATTTCCATTATAATCAATAGTATATATAATTACTTTTGATTGAAAACAATCATCAAAATTGATAAGTTTTTGAAATTGTTTATATATTCCCGGATCTTCTTCTAATAAATCTAATCTTTTGGAAAAAGGTTGTGGTAAAAATAATAATTCATATCCTTGATAATCTAATATATGAACTTTGTTATCAATTTTAAACCAAGGTATAGTATACATTGAACCATCATCAACTTCATAAACTATGCCAACATTGGATTGATTTAATGTTGTTCCAGGAAAAAATGTTATTGGTATTCCATTATCATCTTCATAAATCCAGGGACTTGAACTTGTTATAAAATCATTATTATTTCTTAAAGTTGAAGAAAAACTTGGTTTTACAACAATTCTTGAATCTGATGTTGAATAAAAACAAGAAGTAAATTGTCTATTGTTTTCACCAATTATTTTTTCATAAATAAAGGATGAACTCCATTTTTTAAAAAATATATTTTTAAATTTAATGCCAATTTTCCACATATAAATTTCAAAATATGAAAGTGAATTATAAATAGACTTAATTCCTGGTGAAATCCATGATTCGTGATTAATATTCGATAAATTCCAATTATTATTACTATTAATTCCAAAATATTTACAGGATTCTATTGATCTTTCGTTCCAACTTGATAAATTATCAATGAGAGTTTTAATGGAAAATGATATAAGTCTTGCTTTAATTAAATTTTTAGTATCTAAAGAATTCAAAATTAATTCTCTGATTTCTATGGGTAAATGATTCCATTCTAATTCATTAGATCCAAAAAAATTGATTATAGAAGAATTATTTTTACATTTTTTGTTATTATTATCAATTTCATCATTAGTTTCAAATAAACATATTCCTTTAGAATTATAATCTTTATCATCAATTTTTCTCTTTAAAATTTCCATTTCTATTTTAAACAAGAAATTTTAAATGTATTTTAAAAAAAATATAATTATGTCAAACTTTTTTATAGATTTTTTCATTTAAAAAATAATTTACAAAAAATATTTAAATTTTTTTATTTGACCAAAATATTGGAAAATAAGAATAAGTATTTTTTTCAACTGATTTATCAATTGATTTATAAATTGGATCAAAAATAACAATTGAAAGTGCAACTGGAAAAGGTTTATCATATCCATCAAATGTATATGATCCTTTCAAAAATCTTATTTCTTTCGCAAAAGGGAAAATTCTCTCATGCCAATATTTTGAACTTGTTCTTGCTGTAATAAGAAATACTGATTTTTTTCCTAATTTTAATTCTTTTAAAGCCTTATCAATCCATTTTGATATTTCCGAATAAGGTGGATTAACAAAATTTGATTTTCCCCAATCAACTTTTAATCCATCAAACTCATATTCTCCAGAATCTGGGCATGGATCAAAATCAAAATGAAATTCATCATCTAATTCTTTAAATAAAGCTTTTGGTGTATTAACATTATCATTTTTCTTGAATATTCCCATTCGACTCAATTTAACATGAACTTTATCATTCATTTCAATTATTTCATTTTTTTTATTAATTTTTACAAGTCCGAATTTTTGTTTATTGGAATTATTCAATTGTTTTTTTGATGAAAGTTTTAAATTTTTATCTTTTGATGGAAGTTTATTGTTTTTAAAATTATCAATTGATTTATAATTATTTTTTTTCCTTTTGCTTAAAACTAATAATTCAATTTCATTATAAAGATCATTTAAATCATTTTTTCTTTTCATTTAATATTTTATTTAATTAAATCTATTTTCATTACAATACATTTATTCAAACAATAAATTACATTAAATCATTTACATTTTATATAAATCATTTATAATTTATATTTATTTATTTTTTAATATATTTATTTTAACAATGTTTAGATTTTATAAATTTAATATAAATTCTTTTGTTGATAAATTCTTTTGTTGATAAATTCTTTTGTTGATAAATTCTTTTGTTGATAAATTAAATCATTTATTTAAATTAAATGATTTATATAAATTGATTTAATTTATAATATTTAATAGAATAAAATTGATTAAGATTCTTGATTTTGTTTTTTTACTTTTGTGTGTGAAAAAATTGAAAATGGATTTGAATATAAAGTATATTCATAAATTTGTTTTTCATTCGAACTTTTTTTTGAATATTGAATATAAAATTTTAATTTAAATTGAGTTTTTAATGAAGATATTTTTGCTTTCAAATGAAATGAAGCTTTTCCATAAATAAGTGATCTAGATAAGGATCCTTCCAAAGTTACTCCATCAATTGGTTCATCATTTTCATAAATTAAACTAACTGAAGCTGAACCAGATATATCTTGTAAAATTTCAGCATTGCAATTTTTAGGAGAAATTATAATTGGATTTGGTAATATCCATCTTGTTTCATTTTCATAACATTTTCTTTGATTATTATTTACTTTCTCTAATAAATGAAATTCGATATCGGAAGCTATTGGAAAGTTAGATATTGATTTATCCAAATTTTTTTTAATAATATCAAATGATACTATTCTTTTATTTTTGATTTCTTTAATTTCTTCATTACTTTCGTTAACATAAAATTTGGATTCTTTAACCCATTCAAAGTTTTTTGAAAATCCAATATTTTGGGAACATATTTTACCATCCATTAAATCAATACAGTCACTTTGTATTGGAAATGGAAACCCATCAAAATAATAAAGATAATTGAATTCTGACATATTATTTTATTAATTAAATATTAATTTATTAATAATATTAAATCATTTAAAAATTTTAAAGGAAATAAACGCTTCTTCAATTATAAATGATTTAAATAAAATTTTAAAATGATTTATTGAATATTAAATTCGTACATTAAATTTTAAAATGGATAAAATTAACAATAATCAAAATTTTCATAATAAAAATTCAATTAATGTTGTTGATAAATCAAATCAAATAAACATTAATTTAAATTTAAATTTTAAAAAGAAAAGAGCTGGAACATTAATTATTGGAAAAACAGATTTAATTCAAACATTCGCTAATAAGTAAAAATATAATAAATTTGGTTGATAATTTTAGTTTTAATAAAACGTCAATAGAAAAAAGATTATTAGGAGAGGTTGCTCAGCTTTTGGTTATACCAGTTGATATTGAATTAAATGAATTAGATTCATTTATTCAAAAAAATATTGATTTGAGAGTTTTTAATGAATCTATGAAAAAATTTCCAAAAGCAAAATTAACACCTCATTTTATTTTACCAGTTCTTCAACAAATTAAAGAAAGGAATAGATTAAAAGGATATTCATGTTTATGCTGTGTAGAATTTCCATGTCCTGAAATATTTCCAAATCTTGATGTTAATTGCTCAGGAAGTGGAAGAAAGGATAGACATGAATCTATGGAAGATTGTGCAATTAGAGAAACTAAAGAAGAATCTCGCGTTAATATTTCTAAACAAATTTTGAATTATGATTATCAATTAAAACAAAGAAATTTAATTGGATTAAATGAAAAAGATATTCCATATATTATTAAATATGCAAATGCAAATGAAGAACAATTCATAGATTTTTATATTGTTATTATCTTTGAAGAAGTTGAAACTAATCAAGTTTTCAATTTATCAATTCCAAAAATTAATGCTAATTCAACAAATCCAAAAGACAATGTTGATCTTTTATCAAATACCCTCTCAAATATTAAAATAAATTGAAATAATTTTATTTTTGCAAAAAAATAATAAAATATTAAAAGTTGAAAAAATAATTTTATCTTTTTTCTTGAAATATTATTAATATAATCAAACTATATTTTTTTATAATTTATAATTACAAATATGATTTATTTCTTAAAAAAAAAAATTATAATCATGAAATAATGATAATTTAAAAAATAAAGGATTTCATTAAAGAATTTTTATTTAGTCAAAACTTTCATAAAAATCATCTTTTTGGCTATTATCTAAACTTCTTTTTTTTTCTGATTTTTGATTTGGATTAACTAACTTCCATCCTACTGGATCATTTGACCAATATTCAGAAGTGATAAATAATTCATCATTTCCTTTTGGAATCGATTTTAAATTTTCTTGAAATTGTTGATATGTTATATGTTTATAATTCAGCACTATTAATTTTTGTTTTATAGAATTTTCTTTGTTTCTTTTATAAAAATCAATAATTGCCCAATTACAATGATAAGAAGAATTAAATTCATCAAAAAATGAATCAACATCAAAATTAAATGGAAGTTTTAAAAATATAAACTTCAATTCTCCTTCTTTAATCTTAGAAAGATTAATACATATTTTAGCAAGTGATATATTTGATAAAAAACAATCTATATATTTTTCTTTTCTATAATCTGGACCACCCCATGGTGGATCAATAAAAATAACATCTTCCGATATTTCTTTATATATTTTTGTATAATCACCACAATAAAAATCAACATTTTTTGTATTTAATGTATTCTCTAAATTGTGTTTTAATATATTAAATCTTTCTTTATCAATTTCTACAGAATTAACTTTTTTAAAAAATGATGAAAATGATAAAGAATTTCCACCACAACATGCTGTAGCATCGGTTATTGTAAAATTATTTGTTCCAATTATCATTTCCATTACTCTTGAAGTTAATCTTGCCATAGGTTGATCACAAGTAGAAAATTCTCCAACATCATCAATTATAAGTTTCTCTCTGATTTTAGGATCAAGTTCCGAAAAAAAATAATCTTTTTTAGACCATTCAGATTTTTTAAGTTTAAAATTATCTTTTTCACTTTTATTGGATTTATACATAATCGAAAAAATATATGCTAAATCTCAAAAATTTGATACTTTCCACAAGAATTTATATTTAAATCATTTAAAAATATTTAAATCATTTAAA